ACTCAAAATCTTTAACACCATTATACCAATCTAATGTCCTATGGTCAAAACCAGCTTGTAGTATATTAATAAAGTCAGCTGAACCTTTAACTCTATTTTTAGCAAAATACTCAAAATTTTCAATTGACATATTTAAACATTCATCGTAATCTGTAAACACCTTACCACCAGGTGGAATGTCTAGGTTCATAGCTATATCACAATTATCCTCTAACCATCTTAATATAGTTTCTTTTAATTCGGGTTTCCAAGCTAGGTTACCAGTTTTGATTTGAAATCCACCACTATCTCCAACAACCAATACATCATCAGTTAAACCAAAATCTTTACGAGCATCTTTATTTCTATAATTAGCACCAGCTGATAATAGAAAATATGGATATCTTATATCACCCATATCATTGGAATAAAATCTACAAGGTGTTCCGTTACTAAATCTAAAATCTTGTTTTAGTTCAGGAGCTACACCAGCTGAAGAAAAACTTGGAAAATAAATAAAATCCTTAAAAGAACTCATGTTTTGTCTCCGTATTATTTTTAAAATGTTGTAATTGTTCACCAATACCTTTTCCTTGTAATGGAACATTACATTTATTATTTAACATAGGTAACAAATATTCTCTGTAATTATTTCCGACATAAAAATATAAGTCATCACTATCATCAATTTTATCTTTCAACTGCTCATATACCATTTCAGACCATTTAACTTTTTCATCTTTTGAAAAATTATTTAATGTCATTTCATAATTTTCAATCTCATCTTCCAATCCTAACAAACCATATTTAGCTGAAAGTATAAATACCTTATCATATTTAGATGAACAATATCCAAAAGACTTTCTAAAAAAATCAGATGTATACAAATCTTTAGCTTTGTATTTACCAATTCTTTTTTCTTTAACACATGATATAAAAGCTATATTCATTATAATGTTTTAATAAAGTTATAAAACTCTGTTCTAGCTTGATTATCATTATCCATAAACACTCCACTTAATTTCGCTGTTTTCATTGTAGCGTCGTGTTTTACTCCACGAACACAAGCACACATATGACTAGCTTCTACGACAACAGCTACTCCAAGATTACCCTCACATAAATCGTGTATATAATCGTGTATCTGCATTGTTAAATTCTCTTGTACTTGAGGTCGTCTAGCAAAAAATTCAACAGTACGATTTAATTTACTTAATCCAATAATTTTACTTTTAGGTGTGGGAATATAAGCGACATGTGAATTACCAATAAAAGGTAAATGATGGTGTGAACAAAATGAATTTACCTTAATATTACCTTGAAATACTATCCCATCATATCCATTTACATTTTCAAATGTTGTTATGTTTGGTTCATTACTATAACACCCTTTAGCTAAATCATTAACAAAACTTTTAGCTACTCTCATTGGAGTATCTTCACTATTAGGGTCATTTCTCCAATCTATTTTAAGAGCATCCATATATTTACCATAATGTTCTGCAGCTTCTTCAATCATTGTTTGTTTTTCTGATTCGAATAATGGAAGATTTCCATTAGCATGTTTTAATTTATTGTTCATTTATACTCCTCGCTTATCACCATAAGCTATTATATGTAACCGGTCTGTAAAGTTATAACCTTCTTCTGTACATAACTCTATTAACCATCTTCTTCTTTTATTTAATTCTTCTTCTACTAATCCTTCGGGCATTAACCAAACTTTATTATTTGGAATGTTTAATATTTTCTGTAATTCTTTTACTTCTTTTAAATCTTCTTCATTTGATATAACAGGTTTTAACTGATAATCTAAATGATTATCAATTAATTGTTTCATAGCTTCGTAATTACATCTCCACTTCTCGTGTTGTTCTTTATCTTTTTCTGTAACTTCACGATTAACGAAAGGCATCCAAGTTCCAGGAACTGGTGTTGAGTTTGAAAGTTTAGGTGAAAGTGAAATTAAATCACCTTTTGTTTCAACAAATTCTGAACCTTCTGTCTCAATAGTAATATAGTGGTCTTTTCTTTTAGCTATCAAACACAACATTTTTAATAATTTAGGATTTGATGTTGGTCCACCACCAGTTATCATTGTATGTTTTATATGTGAATTTTCATTATAAAAATCCTCTATATCTTGATATGTAAATTTACCCTTTTCAGGTTTCCAAGAAGCGTATGGTGTATCACAAAATGAATTAGAAAACTGACATCTTAATTTACAACCACTAATACGAATTAAAATATGTGGTATTCCTATTAAACTACCTTCACCCTGTAGACAATCATATAATTCAGAAACAGGAATTTTCTTTTCCCAATCTAAATTAATTAATTCTCTATAACTATTATAATCCATATTCAGACCAATTGTTTTCGTGTTCATATACTCTTACTTTTTCTATCCAAACTCTACCATTAGTTTTTTTCTGTATCATAGGATTTATATTATCATAAACATATTTACAAGAATCTTCTATACCAGGGCCGTAACCTTCTGACATTATATTTAGATTAACACCACCTATTTTATGTAGTTCTTTGAATGAATCCAATAATGGGTCATCGTAAGCTAATAATAATCTGTGGTCCCATTCATCTTCTAACCATTTCTTTACATCTTTCAGATTACCAAAATCCATAACCCAACCTCGTTCATCTCTTTCATCACAAGCAAATGTAAATTCTACATATCTACCATATCCGTGAACAAATGAACAATGTCCATCATCTTTCCATTGACGATGACCTGTGGATATGGGGCCTATTCTTTTTGAAGATTTAAATTTCATAGTTATAATATAACACCTTTTTTATATATAAAACAAGCTTTTTTTATTGTTACAATTTTTTTTACTTGTTTGGCTAAAAACTATACTAATTATATACAAATTAAATAATTAATTGAATTGTTTAGTAATTTAATTGATTGTTTAATTTGTTTTAATATAATCATATTAACTGTAATAACATTATAATAATTGATAATAATATTGATATACCAGTTTTAAATGTTATTCCCTCTCCCAGCATTAACCAAGTTATTATTGGAAAAGAAATCATACCAGTAGCAAACCCCAATAATCTGACGGGCCACAATTCATTATGAAATCCAGTATAACCATATTTAGTTGATATTATGAATAGGTAGGATATTGGAATACCAAGACAAGATAAAAGAAATGGATTATCTTTAGCCCACTTCCATATTAATTGACCATTTAGTTGATACCAAACTATTATCTGTGTAAAAAATAATATACAGATTGTAATTATAACCTCTTTATTTAAGTTCAATTTCGTTTTTTTCCTGGTTTTCTTTTTTGTTTTTTAGATTTTTCTGTATCACGAACTTCTTCTTTCCATAAAGATTTAGATACATAATTAGCTTCACCATTGTGATATAATTCTGCAGCCTTCTCATCTGTGGTACGAAAGATTCGTTTACCATCTATACTTTTCATTGTTTTCATTCCCGCTCTCCTATTTAATTACTAGTTAATAATGTTTCATCATTTTTGTGATATTTGTAAATTACAGCGTTATCAAATTTAATTGGTTTAGTACCCTTTGATTGTAAAAAATCTATTCTATTATGAAATCTATCATTCATAGTATCTCTTACTTGCCAAATACCATCATACTTACCATTACAACCTTCAACTATAATATAATCACCATAATTAAAAGGACCACCCCATCTTTTTAATAGATTACGAGATAGAGCTACAAATCTATACTTACCAGCATTTTTTGTATCTATTCTTGTACCATCAGCTGTGATGTGAGGAGTTTTATCGGTTTGACCACGAACAGCATGATACATTGTCGCGACAACATCATATTGTTCAATATTCAGTAAACTTTCTAAGTAAATTACCTTTTCTTCTAATCTTATATTTTCAGTCCATACATCTTCCATCATATTTGAAAAATATATACTTAACATAAGCATTGGTAAAATAGAACCGATTATTGCGTGATTTGTTTTAATCATTAATTATCTCCATTGTTCTGGTTATATAATATACAACTTCTTTGATATTTAAGTCAAGCTTTTTTTTTATTCTTTTAATCTATAATATGTGTCCCTATCTAATGAACCATCGGTTGGTGTATCTAATCCCTCATCATGTATCCACATAGAGATTGTTTTTTCAGCTGATACCTCATCTATGATTTGAAAATTATCTTTATATCGTCTTAATAATCTTCTTACTAATGAATGTCTAACAATATCTTTTTCTTTAAAGGAAGCTAATCCTACACCATGAACACCAGCAAATCTCTTAATAGCATCTTCTAATCCACTCATACCTCGTTTAATATCAGATTGTGCTAAGTCACCAGTGATGATATATTTAGAACCTTCACCAAGTCTTGTAACAAACATTTTTATTTGGTCAGGTGTAGCATTTTGTGCTTCATCTAAAATAACAAATTTATCAGATAAAGTTATACCTCTCATATAAGCCATTGGTATAACTTGAATTGTATTACTATCTTTTAAAATTTGTAATCTTTGTTTACCAATAATCTGTTCCATATTATAATAAAACGACATCATAAAGGGTAATGTCTTCTCCTCAACATCACCTGGTAGAAAACCTATCTTTTCACCAGCAGCTTCTACAAGAGGTTTGACAATAACGATTCCATCAATTGATGATTCTTTATCACCCAATTCTCGTAAAGCTTTATGAACGGATAAATAAGTTTTACCACACCCAGCTGGACCAATACAGAATGTTATATCTTTTTTTGATATTGTATTATAAAATCTTTTCTGTGCTGGATTCTTATATTGTATATCATCAAAGTTTAACATTTTCAAGTCTTTAAGGGCTTGTCTTTTATTAGATATATTATGGTTATTTAATTCGGATAATGTAACTTTTTTTTGTGAACTTTTTGTCTTTGACATAAAACATTCTCCTTAAATTTAGGAATTATTTTAACATGTTCATTAATAAATATAATATATATTTAGAAAAAAAGAGAACTAAACTAATAAAAATGGGGTTGATATAGTAAAATATCAACCCCAAGTTATAATATGTGACTAATGTCACTTACTTGTTATTAAAAAACGATAATACAACAAGTAAAACAATAAGACCAGTTACACCACCTGATAGGAAAGTGTTTACCAAGGCGCTTATGTTACCAACCACATCAATACCCATCCATCCAGTACCGAATACGATTTGTGACATAATTCCAACAGCAACTACACTACCTAATATAGTTGTAATTCCTGTTAGTGTTTCACCTATTGTTCCGAAAATTGATTTAACATTCATGTTAATTCCTCCGATTTGTGTTTTAGTGTTAAGTCAGTATTCTCCACTCGAACTTCTGTGATACCATAAATACCAGCTATGAGTGAAAGAACTACTACTAGGTTTTTCATACGATTTTTCATATGATTTTCTCCTACTTTATTACTATTAACTAACTTTTGTTTATTATACACACTATTTTATGCAAAGTTTTTCACCTTGTTTTAATAACATTAATATATTAACCTGGGGATTTAAAGTATCAGGATGATACCTTTTTTACATTTGATATGTATGTATAATAACTCATAAGTAACCTAATTATGTATATAAATATAACGAAAAATATAAAAACATATATTTTTTTTTAATTTTGTGGAGATAGTAGGAATCGAACCTACGACCTATTGGTTGCAAACCAATTGCTCTCCCAACTGAGCTATATCCCCTATTTTGTGGAGATGGGTGGATTCGAACCACCGTCCTACATCTATTATGACTATTACTGAGTCAGTTAATGTCATTCAATACCATTCCGTATTAAACAGATATAGTCGACACCCTATTCATCCCCTATGATTCTCCTAATGTTCCTGGAGTAATTTTATCTTTATGTTTTTTTAACTCCTCTTCAAATTCTTTTAAATCTTTATTTTTTTCTATAAAATTATCAATTAATTCTTGTACATTTTTTACTTTTTTAGATTCTGATTGTACTTCATTAAAATGATTCGATAGACGAAAATCTTCACCATAATGTTCTTGATATGAATCATGTATATCAGCATCAAGTTCTTTTAAAAAACTTACAACTTGATTACTTTGTTTAATTAGTTTTACAATAAGTACTCTATTATCAGCAGCTATATCTTGAATATGATTTAGTTTAGCATCTATATCTTTTAACATTTTTTTATATTTATTGAACATTATTATTCTCCCAAATACTCTCATATATAAATATTAAGTTAGACCATAATAATAAAGTTAAATGTATTATAGTAGATACTGAAGCAAATAATAAACCACATAAAACAGCTGGTGTAATTAATATTATATCTTTTATACTTCTGTTAATGTCCATCCACTCTCCAATAACTTTTCAGCTTTTTTATATTTAAGTTCTTTGGTTTCTTTACCATCTGTGATTGTAACTCTTTCATTACGACCATAACTCTTTGGAGCACGATATGGTTCTACAACATATTTCCTATCAAACATTGTAATACCATCAAGGTGGTCTATTTCATGTTGAACACATACACATTCAAACGCATCATTTATATCTTCACTTTCAGCGGAGAACGATAACTGACCTTCATGGTTATCAGCTTCAACCATAACACTAACATGTCGTTGTGTTCTAATCTTATCATTGGGAAATGATAAACATCCTTCTGGAAATATAAATGTTTCTTCTGATTTATCTACTATCTTTGGGTTTATTAAAATAATTGGTTCTTTAACATTAATAACACAAACTCTTTTATTGATACCAATCTGATTAGCTGCCAATCCTATTCCACTTTTAGATTGAGCTAATTCTTTAAGTAGTTGTGCTCCAATTTCTTCACCTTCATTAAAATTAAATGAAGATACTGGTTCACATTTTGTTTGTAACTTTGATACTTCTGTTATTATCATTTATTTTTTACCTCTTTTAGCTTTTAATCTTTTTTTCCAATTTTTTAAATCTCTTTGTAACTTTTGGTCTGCTGATAACTTCTTCTTTTTCTTTCTGGGTTTCACTTTGGTGGGTTTAAGAGTACCTTTTAGTTCTGGTTGTTCTTTACCCTTATGAAACACATTTCCGTCTTTATCAACAAATTCTGCCATCCAATGCCATCCAGCTGGTCGACCACTTGATTTCTTTTTCTTCAATGAAGGCACCATTTCTTCTAATGGTGTAAGTTTTAATGTTCTGTATATTGTACATGTACCACAACTAATAGATACTGTTTCAAGTTCAACCTTAACATATTCATAACAATGTTTACATTGTAAATACCTTTGACCGTTTTCTATATATGAATGTTTTTCTTCCACATTGAATCCTTATATTATAACTTACTACATTTAATATATATATGCCAAGCTTTATTTTTGTAAATAAATTTTTATTTTAGAATTTTTATCGAGAGATATTTTGTAAGTGTCTTGATGTATCTTGTGTATGTGTTTAACATCACAATATTTAGGACATTGATATTTATTATCTATTTCATATAATTTAACAATATCTGATTGTAGTTGCATAGCTACATATTGTGGTTTAGCTTTTTCATTAAATAACCAACTTCCAATTGCAATTAAAGTTACAAATATTAAATCCGCGTTCCCATTTTACTTCTCCTGTTTCCAAAGTTTATCCAATGAGAAAGCTAAACCTATACCAATTGTATTGTATGTTAAATCATATTTAGAAAATCCATCACCACCTATTCTACCATATTTCTCGTATGGTAGATTTGCGTCAATAACTTCTTTTAATAATCCCAATCCGAATGTGTAAAGTATGGCTTCTTCATCAGAAAACCCCTTATATTTAAACATGTAATATAGACCAAAACTTCCAACTAAATGAGCTTCTTTATCAAAAGTCATTTTCATTGAGTCATTCGCCCATCTCCAATTTGGATAACCTATTGTGACAACCGTTAGTAAAACCATTATGGTTTTGTACCACATAGTTCATCTCCGTTACCCGCTACTTTTTTTTCTTATCTATTATATTAGCTTCTACGATAGGTAATTGTTTTTTTAATATAGATTCTAAAGTCTCTATTTGTTTTCGTAGTATTTTATTTTCTTCAACCACTCCCATATAAAGTTGTGGCCAATCTATACTTTTCCAATCTACCTTATTTTTATTCTTCTTCATCCTTTTCAGGAGCCTGTTTTGCTTTACGAGCTTTTTTACAATCTTCAATGGAAAAGTTAGAATCATAAATAAACTGATAATCGTTTTCTTCTAATAAACTATAAATTCTATCAAGTGGAATAAAGTATCCCATATGAGTTATAGCGTCTGCACTAAAACCCATTGGTTGAATTGATATTCTTGATGGTATTCCAATATATTCATATTGTTTACGACCACCTGACCATCTATAAACTGCTCCACCACTATTACCAAAGATGGTTGGAGCTGATGACATCCAATACTTATAGTGTTCTATTTCATCGTCCATGTAAGATATATGTCCTTCAGAAGCTACTGGTGGATGACCAAGTGAAGCACCTACAGCAAAAACCTTATCAAATATGTGAATATTTTCTATATCTTTAAGTGGATATAGATTAGCAACCCAATCAGCTATATTCTCTTTATCTCTAACTCGTAGTAGAGCCCAATCTTGACCACCATTTACTTCACTATAAGCTACAATGTCAGCCTCAACTGCAAATGAACCTACTGTATGTGAGTAGTTATTATACCTAAAGAACTCAACATAAACCGTATCAAGTATTTCTTTATCTACTT